ATTACACTTAGCTGCTCTGAGTCACGTAATTCTTTAGGTATTGTTACACCGTGTTCTGCTAAGATGTCTGTGTCTACGTAACCCCAAAACTCTAGCACCTCGTAGCGATACGGAGCAGAGCTATACTGTGACTCATCCTCCATGTCTTGTTCCCAGTATTTCTTTTCGTAGGACTCGCCCATAGCTATAGCTTCGTCTATAGACTCTTCTCTAAAGAACGGTCTTGACTTCAAACCACGTATCTGTGAGCGTGTCATACGGTGACGCTCTACTACATACTCTGCTTCGTCCATGTTGTAAGCATCAGGGTCAGGATAGAAGTTCCAAATACTTACGTGACTTGTAGAGGGCACAGTCTTTATTATAGGATCGTAGTTGCCATCATCACCCCAGTTAGGATACTCTTTGTCTATGGCAAACGGACCCTTCATTATACCTGTTCCAAAGAGTGCCATCTCAAAAGATGTATGACGTAACTGTTTGTTTGCGCCACTCTCTTCTAACTGATCGTGTATTTTCTTTTCCATCTTCTTAGCTGCAACCATAGCAGGATGAAAAGTAACTGTATCTTGTGTTGTACCCGGACCCTCTATAATTTTATCTGATGCGTACTCTAGCTTGTCTTCTAGTGGACCCATGCGCTTCATGCGGTCATACATTGTCTCGCCGGGTTTTAGCTTCTCATCTGGATCAAACAAAAGCGTGACGGGGGGTTTGTTACCAAAGGCATCCTCTAGCTGATCTTTGGCTTCCTCTGCTTGAGGGTTTATACTAAGATGCATAGACTCAGCTACACCCTCTGGTAAAGTTGTAGGATTGACTGTAAGAGGAAAGCGAGAGTTACCAAATAAAACATCTACAATCTGTCCGTATGCAGCTAATGTTTTTGTTTTAGTTACCTTAATAAACACACGAGACTTTTCAGTTTCAGTAAACTGCACGTCTGAATTATATAAACCACGATAGTTTCTGTACGCACGTAGCCATCTGTTCTCATCTGCAAACCTTGCATCCTCTGCACGTTGAAACTTAGACTGTACGAAAGCTACAACACCCAGCGCATCTAGCTCATCTGAGTCTTGAATAGATGATACTTCATCTGTTTCAAATAGTTCGCCTTGATTGTTTTCTGTTTCTGCCATGTTATCTAATATCCAAATACTGAATCAGCGGCTTGAAAGCCTGTCCTGTGTGATACAGGATTGTAATCCCACAAGGAACTACGGGGTCGTGTCATTATACCATACCTTAAAGCATCGTACAAGTGGTCTTCTGAGTTAGTATCCACGTCTTCTGGATTTCTTTTATCTAACGGTATACCCGGAAGCTGTGCTATCGTATTGGTGCAAGTAGAAAAGAACACAAGTCTTGGCTCCTCAGTAAACTCATCCACCTGCAAACGGCGGTGTAGCTCGTTCTTACCTGCCACCCTTGAACCTTTAGAACGGTCAGAAGGTCGCCAACGCAAACCCTTCTGGTTCATCTGTTCAGCCAAAGAGGGTCCAGTGTCTCCACGCTTGTGCCACAGGGAGCTATCCAACACACCGTACCTGATATTATCACCATGCTCTGCTTCCAATATCATATCTGCTAAATCTGTTGCTGTAACTCTAGAACAATATAACTCTCTATATACTACTAACTGTTCTTGTGGATTGACTGCTAACCAAACAACTCCTGTGTAACTACCGTAACCGTAGTCGCAAGCTCTAAACTTGGCCCAGCTTTTAGGTATGTCATACGGTTCAACTACGTGTATCTTTCTGTTAAACTCAGGGAATGCTGCTCCCTCGTTTACATCCCAGTTCCCTTCTAATAACTGCTTTCTTTGATGCTCTGGAAGTGACAAAAGCATTGCTTCGTAGTCGCCACTCTCAGCTAAGTATGGATTATCAAAGAGACTAGCAGGTATAAATCTTCGTTTGAATAGGGGTTGACCAGCTTTACTATGCCCTTGTGGAAACTTTAAAACCTCACTAGTCTCTATGTCCGTTGCCCAGAAAGGTGTATTAGGTTTTGCTGGGTCAATGAACATCTTCTTAACCCATGCGTGACCGGGGCCACCGGGGTTTGTTGTTGCTCTCATGTACAAGCCTAAGTCTTTGTTTGCACTACGTAATCTTGAACGCATGTAGTTCCAGCTATAGGGGCTGTTCCACTGCGTCAACTCGTCAAAGGCTACATAGTTAAACGCCTGTCCTTGATAGCGCATAACGTCTGTGTCTCTGTCTAAGTACGACATCCAAAGTGTGCCGCCTCTAGGTGTAGTCCACTGTGACTTACGCTCTGACCATTTAATATTAGGTATTGCTTTAGGGTATAACTCTTGACTTTTTTGTATTAGCTCTCTTAGTTCTTCTGTTGTGTGTCGTACAAGCAAGCCACTAAAGTCAGGATTGTTTAAATTACGAAGAGGATCAGCTAAAGTTGCATACGACTTGCCGCCACCTGCTGCACCACCGTATAATACCTCTCGTTCTGATGCTGCTAGATACTGTGTTTGAGGGCCGGGGTTAGGCTGAAATACAACATTCTGTGCGCGTTCTACGTTGAACTCAGGTGGCTTCACTTGCGCTGGGGGTATCGCTGTCACCACTTTCTTCTTCGTAGGTGTAGGCTCCTGTTCTTTCTTTTTCGAGTATTTCGATTTGACGTAACGCCTTTTCGAGCCGCTTGGCATACTGGCGTTTAATTTTAGTAATCCTCTTTCGCTTTCTTTCGACATCTAATCTTTTCTTTAGCCCGTGATGTGATATGCTTTTGCCTGACTGTGTAGTTAGCCAAGCTGCAACTTGTCTTAAACTATATTGTTTTATGTGTTTTTTAGCTAATTCTAATAACTCTAATTCTGTGGGTATAGGGTTTAACCACTCATCATCCTGTGGATCTACTTCGTAGCCAAACGGAACATATTGGCTGAGTCTAGGTATTCGCATCCAGAGCTTCGCTTTGTACGGAACTCTAGGAAGCATCCAGTATTCATACTGTAGGGGTCTTTCATTCCTCAGTTGTAGAAGCATCGTTCTCTTTAGGTGGCAATATAAATAATCCACCTGTAGACTCCACTGAAACCTTTTCAGTTTTAACTATACCTGCACGATCAAGTATCTGACCTGCAGCCATAAGTGTTTCTTTTATTCCTAGCTGGGTAGGATCGTCCAAAGCCTTACCATAAGCAACTGCAGCTTTGGGTCCAATCCGTGACATATACGTTTTAGTAGCCTCGAATATCTCATCCTTCAATGTCTCCACTATAGCTGTCGTAGGCGTGTTGTGACTGTAGCCAGCCAACTTCTTAGCTGTCACAGCGTCACCGCCAGCCTCTTCAAACAAGACCTCTAGAAACTTAACTTGTTTTTCGCTTAGTGTTCTTGCCATTTAAGTTTCTCTTCTTCTTTTAAATTCTTTTAGCCTCTTTCTTAATTCAGGAGATAAAGGTTTACCATAGGAGGTTGCCCCTTTAGCCGTGCCTAATTTTTTAGGTATTGCACTAGGATCAGTATTTAAAGGTCTGCCTTTTTTAGAATACTTTTTTTGTGGCACAACATGATTGAAGTTAAAATTTTCTAAATGAGTAAGTCTTTTATACATCTTACCTCACCTTCCTATAGGCTCTGGTTTTTTTTGCGATTTTCTTAGGTTGAGCCACAAACTGCTTACCTGCCTTAGTGCCTTTTCGTTTAGCTCTGGTTGTAGCGGCATACTCAGCATCGCTAAGAGACTTAATAGCCGCAGTAGGTAAATACCGCTCACCAGTTTTAGCGCTAGGCTTCCCACTTTTAGTGCGCCACTTTTGCTTTGTCCATGACTTTAGACTTCTTTGTGATTTCTTGAGAGCCATTAAGCACCTTCACAAGCCATAGCACCACAGCTACAGCTCTTACAGCAGTTTCTGTTCCTGAAAGCACACCATAATCTTCTTATATATTTAAACATTATTTATACCCTCCACCTGCTTTTTTGTAAGCAGAGGCCAACATCTGTGCTTTACGTGCTGACCACTGCCCCGGTTTACCACCTTTACTGCCAGCTTTTATTCTGGCAAACTGACGTTTACGCATGGCTGGCTTAGTGTAGTTACCAGCTTTGTTTACTGTAGATTTACTTTTAGCCATGAGCTATTTTCCTCACGATAAAACTACACGAACAACTGTGCTAGAACTTTCTGCACGTCTGTAATTTAAGATAGTAGAGTTACCTACTGCTTTAGGAACTATAAAACTGTGCGCTCCCGCAGGTATCTCTATATCATTATCATCTACATCAGCTTCTGCAGAACCAAAGTTTATATCTAGCTTGTGGCTAGTTTCAATGAAGACCACACTAGCATTAGTGCAGTCTACATGTTGTGTAGTAGTGTTGCTTAGGGTGACAGCAGTTTGTACTGTCCACCCCAAGTTTTCGCCTATTAGACCAACTTGATCAACCATTGGCTAACTCCTAACTTATGTAAATGGAGTTGCTGCAGTGCCATCACCAAACAGATACCCAGTTACAACCCATTTAGAATCAGTAATACATACATACTTAATCATACCACCAATGAAACGGCCTTTGGTATCACCGTCAGCTACGATCTGATGATCTGCTGCTGCAGGACAAACAAACGCTAGAGTGTCAATGTTTTCATTTAGCGCTGCTAAACCACCAACCTCATCTTTGTCAATTATAGTAATCATACCTTGCAGTGTGTCTGCACTAGACGCTGCATCAATCTGCATAGTTCCTGTAAAAGTTGTTCCTACATGAAACTCGTAAGTTAAACCTGCTGCTGCTGCAGGTAGAGTAACAGTAATACCAGCAGCACGATTAAGAGAAAAGATAGTTCCTGACTCTGCTGCCGTTACTTCCTTTGTTGAATCAGTAATACTGGTTACTACTGTCTTTTGTGTTGTGAGAGTTATCGGGCTTTCGTATACCTCAATACCTTCTTGTCTTGTTGCCGTTAGTGACATTACTTAGCTCCTTTGCTATAAAACATACCAGACTTACGATAGTCCTGATTTCCATTTGATATTAGGCCACCTCTTTGTTTGAAGCCCATTTTGTTTCGCACCTCTGTAGGTAACTTAGATAATCCTTTACCTTTGTTTCCTTCTGGTACATCTTTTAGCGCCCCACCTTCAGCCATACCCATCATAGGCTTTTTATTAGCTTGTGGCTTTTCCATAGCGGAAAGAGGCTCACCTTTACGCATCTCCATCATGTTACGCTGTCTTTCTTGATCTGCTTGAGTGGGATTGTACATAGGCTGTATGGGGTTTACGACTCCTCCCATCTGCATCTTGCGTTTAGACTTCATGCCTTTCTCCACTCCTGATATTACGCCTTTATTACGAGAGGCATAAAAGACTGCCTCTCCTTCTTTATCACCATACTGCTCTTTCATGGAGCGCATGATCTTTTTGCCTTTTTTAGTTAAAGGCATGTCTTACTACCCTTTGACTAACTTGTAGCCTTTAGATTTAGCTGCAGCACGAATGTTACCTAGTGTCATTCCACCTGTCTTACCACCCATAGCGTAACCTTTTTTCATCTTACCACCACGAGCCATGCCCTTTTTCTTCATAGGCATTTTGCCACCGTTAGCCATCTTCTTTGGCATCTTACCGCCACGAGCCATACCTTTTTTCTTCATCTTATTGTTAGTCTTACCCCCACGGGCCATACCTTTCTTCTTGTGCATTGCCATAGCAACTACTCCTTGTATAGATTGTTAAACACTCGTTGCGTATCCCAAACGTACTCTACGTCTTGCTTAGAGTGATATGTGTTTTGGTTTGGCTTGAAGTCAGGAGCACCTTGTCCTGTCTCAAACCAAGCTGGGTGAGTTACTCTCACTCTGTTGTTGGGTAACGCAACCATGTTACCTGTGTATTCTCCTGCATCTAATAATTCAAGTACGTGACTCTGCTTGTGCTGCGCTGGGTCATCTGCTACCTCACTGTTAGTGTAGTCAACAGTAAAGTAATACTTGGCAGGATAAAATTCTCCATCTATCTTTGCTATCCACGGAGCAGGAGTTGCTCTGTCTAGCACATACACACTGTGATGATGCGACATGCAATCCCACGGTTGAGCCATATGAGGCGGTAGTTCTTCAGGCCACTCTTCTAAGGGTGTATCAGCTACTAGTGCTGTCAGTGGCATTCTTGCCCACATAGCCCCGCCGTGTATGTTGTGCTCTTCTTCCGACTCGTCTGACTCGCACCCTGTAAAAATTACTTGAAAGCTCAGAGTCCTGTTGGGCATCGTTGTCACACCTATTACCATAGCGTGTAGGAACTCGTTGTGATATTCTTCTAAGTTCTTTGTATACTCTCTTCTTACCCATGCTTTGAAGTACGGTATGTTACTTTGTAGATACGGCATTTCTTTCCTTTCGCAGTTTCTCTTTAGCTAATTTAGCTGTCTTGACAACATCAGACTTTCCCATAACTTTAGCACGTTGTTCCATAACTGTCAAGATTTGTATTTTCCTTGCGAAAGGTTTTCCTGATTTTCTTACTCTTGTTACTGTAGCTTTAGCATCTGCATTTGTAGCAAACTTAATAGGAACAGTATCTTTAGGGTTCTCATCTGTGTACAGCCTACGTCCAGAACCTTTAGGCTTCTTGCCTGTGCCTACCTTCGGGTCTTTGCGTTTCTTTTTAGCTGCCATACTGTTTTTACACTTGCATATCTATTACAAGACCTTGCTCTGCTTTTATGTCATTATAAAAGTTTCTGTTCTCTAACAACTGCAAAACTAAGTCCTGTATGTGTTGCTGCCTTCTCAAGTTATTCACGGAGCGCTGGGTACGCACGATGTCTTTCTCTATACGTTCCAGCCGTTGTGTTTGATTCTTGATACGCTGTTCAGCTAACACATACGGAATAGGATTAGTGTGATTACTGGGGTTAGTCTCCACGAGCTTAACACTTCCATCTTTTTCTGGCTTGTCTTAACCTAGAGTTAGGATCTTTTGCAGCTTTAGGGAACTTCTTCATCTGCCCAGCGCTTCTAGCACAGAATGACTTCCTGCGTTTTGCATCCTTACTACCTGGTTTAACTTTACCAGTTACAGCAGTTTGTAACTTACTGCCGGGATTCTTCCTACGATAAGCAGCTACACCAGCTTTAGTCATACCTGCACCTTGCTTGGTAGGACGAAAGTTCTTCTTGTTTCTAGCTGGCATCTTATCTGCCATACGAACTACCTCACGTACTAGATTCCATGTTAGGTGTAGGCATATCTGTACACGTAGCTGTAACGTATGCATCAGGGGAAGGCTTACTTGCAACTAAAGCGTTTAGTTGTGTAGCCATAGATACCTCACACATATCCATGCTCGTGTACAACACTTGGTCAGAGGCAACTCTAAAGCCACCATTCATAAAAAATACTAGGACCATTACATACATTTAGCCATACTCTCTTTCTCTGTCAGGGTCTAACACTTCATTACTGTCTAAGTGACCCTCTAGATACATGGCTCTCTCTACATGATCCAGTGTATATAGTTCTCCTGTACGATTATAGATAGCTTCTCGTACATAGAACACATCTGACTTAGGAATGTGTACCCTTTTCATAGCGTAAGAGTTATTAGAGGCTAATGCATTGTAAAAATCCTCTATTACACTTTCACTTTCACATAGTTGTACACGTTTCTTCTTCATTGTCAATACTTATTTTACATATTGTAAGGAAAAAAGTGTTACAAGCACGGACTTGTGGTTGGAGAGAGGAGACACATGGGAGGAGCTTACCACAAATGTGCCTGTAACACTATAAGTTTAACTATAGTTTAGTATTTGTTATAGTTATAAATAAATATTAACACAGTTTACTGTATACTGTCAATAGTTTTATTTATATTTATTTAATTAATTAGTAGTTTAACTTATTGTTTAACTATTTTATAATGATTTTATAATTATTTTAACTCTAAGTTTAACTATACTACTTCTACTTCGTAGTTTTACACACTATTTCATGCGTGTCAACCCCTAAAATGACATGTGTGACTATTTGTATACCCTAAAAGTAAAAATCCCGTGTGTTGCAGAGTACATATACATATACGGTAGACCCCCGTCTGGCCCACGCCCGGTCGTGATGTCGCTGCTGTTCTTTGAAGTGTCGTTTTTAGTCTACGATTTACTACTGCTGGTTTTTCTTTTTGTTTTA